GCAATAGGCGATCTATTCGTATAAACCGGCTGAGTCAGCACGTCCCAAGCTATCCACGCCGGGTTGCTGCTATGCTGCAAAGTCCAACTAGTGCCGTTATACGTATTAACTATCGCCCCATCAATAACAGCACTAATATCCAGATCGTTATTAAACCTCTCAGTAGCAATCCCACTGATGGCTAACATAACATTCCTGGGATAAGTAGTAAACAGATAAGTCTTATATCTAATCGCGCTGACATAAGCCGACGCCATTTGCTTAAGCGTATCCGGCGCATCTATCCTTCGGATATAGAACTTAAAAGAATGCCCGTCTGCATAAGGCAGAGCAAACTGGAAAGTAACATCTGTCGCAGCATAAACAGGACCAGTCAGGGTCTTGTAAGTAGTCGGCTGATAATCAGGCAGCTGCTTTTCAACAGTTATCTTTCTCCAATAGCACTCAAATCCTTCTACAGAATTTGAGTAGTTAGCCATATCGTATGGCAAGTCTTCTTCGTACCATGCTTCGATTTCTCGCCAGCCCTTAAGCGTCCAGTTGCCAGAAGCATCTTCACCAAACGGCCCATAGTAGCCATAGCTCCAACGAGCGAACTTAGTAATCGTCGCTCCAGAATCTGTAATAAATGGCTTAATAATGGTACTGGTGGTTACATTGTACCAATACATTTCAAACTGTGCTGGATAGCCTTCTTTGCTGCCGTCATTCCGATATTGGTAAAGCCCAGAAGGAAAATGCAGCACTACTTCGTAGGCATGAGTCCCAGCAGGAATTGGATGCTCGTAAAGCGCACAAGTAGTAGAAACATTATACCCAGGAGTATCTTCGGTAGTTGTGAAGTCTTCAATATTAGCGATGCGGGCTTGGCTAGTAAACCCATAGCGCCGCCGCACAACCAGCCCGGTGTTTTCATCTAAATACTGGTCGTTGATTTTAACTTCCCTGATGCCCTTGATTGGTCCAAAACCGTAGCTAACCGCACAGCGAATAGCCTCCCTTGCAGCCCCGGTATTAACATCAGGAATTACTCCATCCATATCCCGATAGGCAGTAATAACATTCCCAGAGTTAGCAACCATAGTGCCGTAATACTTAGGCACAATAGCGCCTTCTTGTTGAGTAATCGTAGGATTCCAACCGTAAGAAGGCGAAGAGGTCAGATCATCATTAGAAGGCAGATTTGGCTTCTGTGGTTTAGGTGCAAAAATAGCATTGATTCCGTAAGAAATAGCTGTCATTACAGCAGCATTTACTGCGTAGTAGAACAGACCTTTGGCTGCATACGCAGCTGCTATTTTGGCGCCAACTGCTTTAATCGCGAGCCAAATAGCTGGCCATGCAGGACCATTAATGGTTACAAATAACACAGCACCCTGCTGACATACATCATCTAATTCTGCATCAGTGACATCATGCCCATCAACAACAAAGCAATACTTAACCTCCGGGAGCAGTAAATACTCCGCTACTTGCCGATAAGTCCACTCTGTGCCTTCGAACTCCACAAACACATGCTCGTCAGTCAACACATTCGAGACTTGCTTGATAATCAGCTTTTCCATCGGTAATACCCTTCTATAGTCTGTGGAGTAGAATCAACTCGACCAAGGCAAACGCCAGCTGTGTCGGTAGCATGAATAAACCTATAATGATCTAACATAACCCCAACATGTACGACATACTTATTAATTGAGAATGTTATCAAATCCCCAGCTTGGGGCTTCTCAACCCTGATAAACCATTGCTTGTTATCTTCAAATAACCCATGCCGTTTATCCCACCGAGCTAAGTATAAACTCTCAGGAAGCTCAATTCCAAGTCTCTTGCCGATCAACAAAACAAGCCCATAGCAGTCTAAGCCTTCTTGCTTAGTCCTACCATGAGCTTTGTATTTTGTCCCAACCAGATCACTAATAGACGATTCTAAATCCATCAGATGTCAACCCCGGATAGCCACCAAAGTTAGAAGTATTCGCATGTGCTATGCAATCCTCCCAGGTGCGTAAGCAAGTAGTCTTCGTCCCTGAGTATTTACATTCTACACTTTTGAATTTCCAATTGCAATACTTAGAAATATACCTATGCTGTGGAAACCGGCGTTTTAGTGGATTAGGAACCCCGAGGCTAAATACTATCCACTCAGACCCAATGCTTGTGGTAGTAATGGAGAAATTAAAAGTAAGCTCTGCGTAATTCTCAGCTAGCAACCCTAAATTCACCATCATCAGCCTTACGGGGCAATCCACAAGACCACCATATAGCTCTGTGTAGTAAGTCAGCAACTTACCTACGTTGCTGACACTAACAGACAACGACGGTATTTTGCCGTCCTTGGTCTGCGTGAAAGTATCCACCTGCATAGGAAGCGCTTGGTAGACATTGCCTTCAAAGCTGACATTCTCATTATTATTACAAACCCGAAGATACTCAGCTTCGCTAATGGTTATCTCAAACAGATAAATCCAAGGATTCTCGCTCATTAGCTTGTTTTTCTCAGCGACAATAGCAGCCGGCAAAATCTTAGGCATAGTTAAATCTCCACTAGCACGATAGTATCAAACTTATACCAACCACTGACAGATTCCACAAAACTAAGCGGCTTCTCAAAGACGACATTTCTAGCAGTGTTTGATTTATCTGTGAAGCTGAAATGACTATGCAGCCCGTACTGATAAAACAGCGCCTTGATAACCGCTGCATCTGTGCTGTTGAGCAAGTCAAACGCTACCGAAAAGCGTATTCTGTCTTTAGAATACCGCTTCCTGCGTGTCACTGAGCCATCTTCGTTAGAATGCTTCACGACGTTTTCAACATACTCCCAGGTTTCAGATAATGGCCGCCGGGATATTTGACTCCATGTAGCCATCTAACTACCTCCCAAATGTCTTGTAAGTCTTGCCACCTTTGTTGTAGTCATCCAAGATAACGTCGATAATCATCTCGTTGCCTTGCATCCTAGAAGCCTGTGAGCTTTCTACTTGTGCTTTGCTGTTATTTATAATGCTGATGTTTACTACCGGAGCCGCAAGCTGTCCAAAGCTGTCTGCGTTGCTAAGCACCCTCTCCGGGCCTTGCTCAGCAAATGAGTAAGACTGGCCACTATGTAAGCCAAAGCCAAAGACCGGCTCGCTGATAATGCCACCAGAAGCAAAAGTCTTTTCCCCCCGCAAGAATGTAGTAGACCCGCCGATGTTGCTATAATCCATGCCAAACGACGCACTTGGTGTACTTGAGCTAGCTGCCCCGATGAGCGAATAACCACCACTAACTCCCATGTTGCCAGTAGTGCTGCCATTCATCAGACTAAAATTAGGATTAGTTGCCACAGAGTCGCTGGCAGTAAACCCGCTACTCATAGCCCCGCCAACTAGCCCAGATACTAAGTTTCTTGCAAACAGCCCAAGAAAACTACTAGCTCCGCCACCACTAGCGTCGCTAGAAGCTTTCATGACTTTCAATAAGAACTCTTTCAAATAATCAGCATACATTTCTGCCAGAGCTTGCCGGAAGGTCTTAACCATCGACTGTCCAAGACTCTCCCAGAGTGTCTTAAGACTCATATCTTGACTCTCCAGCCAACCCTCGAAGTCACTCTTGGAAGCATTGTAGAAATTATCCAAAGCTTGTCTAGCCCTAGAAGCACTCTCTTCTGCCTTCGCTGGGAGTGTCTCTATCTCATTTACCTTTGGCAGTTGGAAGCCCATAGCTTCGTCGTGCTTAATGTCTCGCCAAAGATCAATCTTCTCTTGGAATAACTTCTTATGTTTATCTATTTCCTTCATGGCTTCTTCATACTTCTTAATTGACCATTTAGTAATCTGATCAATTACCTCACCCATAGTCTTAGCACCGCGACTACCAAGCTTCTTGCCTTCTTCTTCTGCTGCTTCCGGAGAGGCTAACGGAGGAATAAGACCTTCTAGCAGATTAATATCCCCGGATTCTTTCAACTTAGTCTGCAAATTAACCATACCATCGCCAAGGATATTGCTAAGATTCTCAAACAGCTTATCAGTAGAATACTGCAAATCTTTAGCATTATCTTTCCCGATAACATCAGAAACAGCCCCGGTCAGCCCAGCCCAAAGTTGCTTGTAGCTATTCAGCGTATGCTGCTTGGCTTTATCGACATTAACATCAAAGAGCGCACTAAAAGACTTATCATTAGTCTCCCCGGACCATTTGACTCTTGCGGCTTTCATCCGAGCTAAGCCTTTTTCGTACTCAGCTATTTCTTCGTTGATATCGCCGATCTTAAAAGCATTCAGCGGATTCATCTTGCTCATTTCGAGCGAAGTTAGCTTATTAAGCTGCTTCTGAATTTCCCATTCCTGGGTAAGCCGCGCAAAGAAATTCCCGTACTTCTGCTCAAGAGTAGCCAGTGCCGCAGATGTGTAGATAAAGAAAGCCGAACCAGCAGCTAACCCAGCGCCAAAAGCCAATGGCACAGTCAACAACGCAGCATTAAAGATAGTAACCGCAGTTGCCGAGCTACCAAACCCAGCGATTATCTGAGCAAACCCGAATGCTTTCCACAAGCCACCAGCGATAGTCCTGGTAATATCCACAGTTGTCTTAAATAAAAACAGCGCAAAGGTGGCTTTACCGAGCAGCCCGACAATAGTATGAATTGGCTTTGTCAGCTCGTAAGCAATCTTACCGACGATCGTCAGAGTTTGGCCAAAGTAAAAAGTAGTCTTGATGATCTTGTCGATTGAAGTCCAGATGTCTGCGAAGATTTCTTTTATCTTTTCGCCAAGTGGAGTCAGCACGCCTTTGCTGGTAAATAAACTAGCATTGAATGCTTTCATCCTATCTACCCAGCCTTGATAAACACCGGACTGCTCAATAGCTTGCTTGCTAATAATCGACAGCGTATTAGAAGCAATCTGTAGTTGGCTAGTAGGCGTCTGGGCAGCTTCTACAATCGCGTGTTGGAAGTCTCGAACAGAAGCCCCTAGAATCTTCCACTTCTCTTGCGCCGTAATCGCTGGGTTAGCAAGCGCAGCTGCTACCTCAGGCATGGTCTTCTTGACAGCAAGAGCAAACTGATCTGTTTGTCTTGCCGACCCAGTAAACAACGCTTGAATCTCTTGGCGAATCTGCTTGGTAGAATTACCAGTAGTCATTGCAATCTCACGAATCATCGCCAAGGCAGCAATGCTATCTTCAGCAATATCCGGGGTTACAATAACACCAAACTGAGCCAGCTCTCTGAAACCACCAGTTATCTCATCCAAGCTCATTTTGTATTTTGGAGCCAACCTAACTGCTTGCTCCATAGTAGCAGCCATTACCGAGTGAACCTTGTTGTACCTATCCAGATAGCCGGTCCCGCCTTTGTAGGTAAGCGCAACCATACCGGAGATAATAGCCAAGCCTTCACGGTACTCGTCCATGACTTTGTAGCCATTAGTGAAAGCAGCAGTCACAGAGTGGATAGCTGTCTCGACGGCGTTAATTGTTCTGTAAGCTATCGCGAAGCCTATTGCAATCCCACCAAAGCGTTTCCACCAAGTATGGTAGCCTACGCTGTTAGATGTCATGGCAGTGTTTAGTCGTTCCCACCAAGGTGCTGCTTGTTTTGCTGCTTGGCCGCCGGCAATAACAGATTGAATCGGCGCGCCAGTTAAGGCATTTTTCATACCAACACTGGAAGCCCTAGCAGCTGCCTTCTCAGCGGCTTCTGTTATCTTATTAAGCACTTTCTCTTCGCGTCTATGCTCAGTTACCCTAGCCAAAGCTTCTTTGCGAAACTGCGCCATGTGTCGCGCTTGGGCTGCTGCTCTTTCTGCTTCTGCAAGTGCTAACTCACGGATGCTTCTTAGCTCATTAGCAGTAGCAGCTTTGCTAAAAGTATTAAACCCGGAAGATTTATTAGCTCTGGCGTTTTGTAGATAATTAGCAGCTTGCGCGGCATAGGCAGAAGTGCTACTTGCAATAGTCCCATAGGCTTCTTTGTTACTGATATATCCGGCAGCCCCAACAGGCATCTTCTTCTGGGTAGCTAAGAATCCAGCAGGATTTTTCGCAAACGCTGCTTGTTCTTTTTGAATCAACCGCAGCTTCTGGACATACTCAGCGGCAGCCTCGTCTAGCTTACTGATTGCTTCCTTGGTATTCTTCGCACCAGTAATCCAGCTTTTAGTTACACTATCACTTTTACGAAGCTCAGCAAGCCATTGCTTCTGCGTCTTAATGTCATCCCCAAAAGCCTTGTCAACTTCCACAAGCTCCTGCCGTAGCTGAAAGACCTTCTTCTTACTCTCAACTACCTTCTCGACATCTATTGTAAACTTAACCCCGCCAATATCTATCATAGCTGTTTCCTTCTCAGGGCTTCCCAAGCATCGTCAAACTTCTGCGGATTAAGCTGGTCATCAAACGGATTCAGACACGCATGAACCGCATCTGTTATCTTCTCTTGTGCTTTCTTATCGTACTGATGCTTATTAAGAAGCGCGGCAAGCATTGTGGCCTTAGCTGCCCGTTGCCGCCGCGCTTCCGCGTACAGAATACTTAAAGTCAATTCGTCAAGCTCACTCGCTGACTGAAAGGTATACCCTGGGAACTCACTAACAATAGTTCCCAGAGTATTCAACCTCTTATCATCAGCAAAGGTTACTTCGAGCTTAACAAATTGCTGAATAAAAAATCCACGACGCCTCGCAACTCAATAAGCCCAACCCCGGTGAAGGCTTCCGCATCCACGCCGATAAACTTAGCCAGTTGCTCTCGCTCGTCAGACAGTGTAGCATCCGGGCGATCTTTAGTCATGTCGCGCAGCATCTCAATAGCATTCTCCGGCAACTCGGCAACTTCCAGAGTACGCCCATTAGAAAGCCGAAGCTCGCAACTTCTGTCAGCAAGAAACTTCTTTGAATCAAACACCTTAGCCATAGTAAACTCCAGATCAGTGGGTTAGTGAAAAGTAGGGTGCTAAGCAGCCAACTCAGCACCCGCTTGGTTAGGAAGTAACGGTATTGTCGCCGAAGTAGTACGTGACAGTCTTCGACGTAGGAGTAGCAGCACCCCAGTTGGCACTAACCGTAGCCGGGAAGCACTTAAACACGCAAGCGACGACTCGCTGATTGGTGCCGTCGTACTTCAATTCGACGTTAGAGATAGGCGCCGCTTTCGGGAAGGTGATATGGTTAGCTGCGTCGGTGGACTCAACACCGTTGACGAACTTCTTAAGCAGAAGGCTTTTGGCAATCGACAGCAGCGAAGTACCAACGCGATTCTCGCCAGCTACGAAGTCATTATGCGGCGTGGCATTCTGCGACTGCAAAATGCTATTCAGCTTCGACAAATCAATTTCTGCAAGCTGCAACTCTACCTCAACGGTAGTCCCGGTGATAACGGTATCTTCCGGGGATTCGCCGTTTTGGTCGCTCTTGAGGTCGGCGCTAGTGTCGGCAATCCGCACAGTAACACCGCCGTTAGTTTTCCCAAGGTCAACTTCGGCGCCAGAAGTTCCGAAGTAAACCTTACATGCACCAAGTTCCAATGCCATAGCTTAGTCTCCTATCTTTCTTTGAATGCTACAAACGTGAAGGTGAACAGATGTTTGCTTTCGTCAGTGATTGTCAGGTAAGTCGGCAAACTCAAGGGAGCGCAGTTAAACAGACTGCTGCTTGCTAGTTGTATGCCGTTGTTATGCGCAAGTAATTCATACACCGTTGTGATCTTCTCTTCTGCGGTACTGTAGTCATTATAAGCAGCACCGATGCTTAAAACAATCCTTTGCATAAGGGAATCTGTTTCAATGCCCCCGCGCTGACTAACGGCAATCCCGTTAGTAGTTGGCGGCAAATACCCCTTAAACAACTCAGTACCAACGACAAGCCCTGTTGCAGTTTCAAGGTAGTCTAGTAGTTCATTCAGCATACTAATACTCGATATCGTCGAAGTGCTGCCTAAGGAGAGTTACAAACCGGCTGCTGAAATAACCAAGCTTAGAAGATATATAATGCGAGCCTGAGAGTGGGTCGGTAAACCCGCCTGACCATTCGTGCATAAGCGCAGCATGAGGCGCATGGTAGTAGATAGTTATCTTATTCCTGAGTGTATCAAACCCAGTTGAGCCATATGACTCTGTAGTACCACCGACTAAGGCATCCCGACGAAGACGGTTAGGCACCAATGGTAAACCACTAAGATGCCGCCCAAGCGCCCTGCCAGTTGTTAGATTGCTGCTAAGTATGCCAGATTCACTAGTGAACCTCGGATTAGGCTCAAGCAACTCAGAGTACCCATGCCACGCAGCTACTTCCGGGGTAGTCATATGCAGCCTACCGCCGATGTAAACCGCCCCGGAGTTTCTTAGCTCACCAGTTCTCCAAGGTGGCCTCGGGACTTCCACCAGCGAACCAAGCAGCGCCTCTTGCGCGATAACCTCTGGGCTTTTAGACAAGAATTCTTCAACCAGAGCTAGCCGGTCAACTATCCCAGCGACAAACTCCAACCTAGCCATAGGTTATCTCGTAATGATGAACTACGCCTTCTACCCTGCCGCAATACTTCCGCTTGACAAAAAACTGCTCACCGTTGATGGTCAACTTCTGGCCTTCAACTAGCTGGCTCATATCTTCGGTGGTCATTATCATCCCGCGACCAAGGATATTCGGTCTGCCATCAACAGTAGTCCAAGCGGTTTCTTCATCCAGATAGCCATAATGCTCAGTAGTAGACACCTGGGTTATCTTCCCATACTTGTCTTTAGTCTCCCAAGTCACTGTGAATCTATCTACTTGTGGAATCATATTCCGTCATCCTCAAAACGACTATCTGGCCTAGTAAAGCTATCTCCGAAGCTACCAGCAGCTTTGCCAACATAACTAGCAATCTGCTTATGAAGTTGCGCTGGGTCAATGATTTCAGTGTAATTCTTAAGCATCAACTTAGTCCGACCACGATAACGCCTGAGTACCATTCGCAGCACTTCTGCACAGACAAGATTCAAGTCATCTGCACACTTCTCAATAGCGTATTGCACAGAGTCATCAGAGATAACCTCTGCTGGCAACTGCAACTCATGCCGGACATTTTCTATCGTAACCATAGCGCACCTATAACTAGGGGAGTTAGCAAGGCGCTAACTCCCCTAGTTGCTCAGGTTAGGTCAAAGGAGCAGCGACGAATACGCCAAGATCAGCAGCAATCTGCCGCATGTCATGGTAGTTATGCGCTTCTACCCGGATGGCATGGGCCAGAGGAACTTCCAACTCAGTTACTCCGTAGCCATTCACTCCGAAGCCATTCCAGCCGAAGTTATAACCAGCCGACGGGTCTTCCAGCGAGGGATTTTCCGTGACATGCAGGAACAGCAAGCTGTTGCCGGCGATGTAGCTGTGTGAAGAAGTAGCGCCGTAAGCAGCGGTGTCGTAAACTGCCGACATAACGATAACTTCTTGCACTTCCAGAATCCGCGCGAGAATTTCGCTGTTAATCATCTTGGAGTCATTGGCGCCAAGCTGCCCAGTGACAGTCGAGTGACGCTTGAGGCAGTCATAGACCGGCTCACTCATGACGATCTTGTTAGCAGTGAACCCGCCAGTAGCCACGCGCATATTGCGCTTGTAAGTGTCGATGTCCAGCAGCGGCGTACTGTTAGCGGCATCCCACTTGGTAGTAGGATTAGAGCCAGAAGTCCAAACGCCGGTAGTAAAGAACCGGGTAACGAAGTCAATCTCGTCAAACAGCGAGATTTTCTTGGTTACTCGCCGGGTAGCTGCTTTCTGGGGATTAAGCGGAGCCGGGTCGTTCTTGATGCTCTCGGTAGCAACGTCTTCATGGTAGCTGACGTCCTGACAAGAATAAGTCCCGAACTCACGGGCGTGCGTTCCGCCTTTGCTCTCGGTGGCCAGCTTACGAATACCGGCTTCGTTCTTGGTCCAGTATTCCTTGGGATAAACAGGATACTGACTGGACATCAGAGTGACAGGGCAAACCGGGAATACCCGATTAGCCTTAAACAAATCCGGGCCAGCCCCATATTGCAGACCGACACTAGTAAGAACTTCAGAATACTGTGCTTGCAGCGCCATATTGTTAGTCTCCTATTTGTTAGATAATCCGCACGCGGCGAAGTTCGTTGGCTGCACCAGCTTCCATAGCAGTAGCACAGATAAGATGGTCGTCATTGGCGGCGCCGGTGGTAGCAACAACCAGCTTGCCAGCGGCATCGGACTTAAGCGGGGCGCCAGCAGTTACGGTGCCGCCGAAAGTAGCCAGCGCAGTACCAGCGATCTGCACGTTGCCGGTAGTCTCACCAGCGATGGTGGAGTCGTAAAGAATCCCGACTGCTCTCAGGGTAGCAGACAACGTGCCAGCCCCACTGATAGCCAAGCCGCGAGCAGTAGACGCCGGGACAGTCATAGTAATGCAAGTTTTGCCTTGATCTGCCATTGTGGTTTCTCCTTCTTAGATAGTGAAAAATTCTGCGAACTCTTTGGACGCAGCCAGGATAGCTTCGTCAAGAGAACACTTATCGCGAGTCTGCACGAATTTGATAGCTTGATCGCGGCCAGTTACTACCGTGTCAGAATGCTCGGTATGAGCGCCCGCTGTTGGTTGGCTGAGCGCTTCAAGCTGCTTGTCAACGATAGCTTGCCGGGAACTGATTTCTTTGTGAACAACAGAAAGCTGCTCGTCAGTCAGACCGGCAAAAGCAGCCAAGGAATCTTCGGCTACTTTACAGTCAGCAAACTGCTTAGCAATAGCTGCTTGGCGCTGCGCCGCAGCTTCTGCTTTCTCTTTTGCTTCCAGCAACTCAGCCTTGGCTTGCAGACTAGCAACCAAAGTCTCATTCTGCGCTTTAAGCGCACGAAGTTCTGCGAGGACATCTTCGTTCACGGTGCTACTTGCAACCGCATCAGTGGTAGTTGCTTCTACCTTAGCTTTTTCCATCTTTTTGTCTCCTACAAGTTTGAGTGCGAGGTTGATGGCATCTTGGAGATTGCCAACTTGGTCGATAAGGCCCAGTGACATTGCCTCGGCAGCAAGGAATACTGCTCCGTTGGCAATATCGTCCATTAGGTTAGTATACTTAAGAGGTCTAGCTGCTTTGACGGCGCTAACAAATAACGCGTTGATTGCGTTAATGCGCTCTTGGATATGCGCTTTGCCTTCGTCAGTCAACGGCTCACTTGGATTCCCGACGACTTTGTACTTCCCTTGGTGGATAAAAGTAGTCTTTACGCCGAACTTTGTTTCGTAAGCTGACCAATCCTGGTGCATCAGGACTGTACCAATGCTGCCTACTTGCGTAGTATCAAACGCGACAACCGCATTTGCTTGGCTACCAATCCAATACGCTGCACTAGCAATTACTCCATTGCCGTAAGTAACAACTGGCTTGACAGCAGAGGCAGAACGAACAAAGTCAGCTAGTTGCTTAGTCCCATCTACTGTCCCGCCTGGGCTGTCTATGTCTAGCACAATAGCAGAGACTTCTGGGTTGTCAAGGGCGTGCTGGATGTCAGCTTGAATGTCAATGGTGGTACGAACACCAGAGAGGGCTTGAAGTCCACGACCGCGTTTCAAGATAGTCCCGACAACCGGGACGATTGCTACACCTTGCTGCACAGTGTAGCCTACTCTGGAAGCACTCTCACTGGCATCTACTAGCGCCATTGGAAGCTGCCCACTAGCGTGCATCCTCACGACAGTAAGCAGTTGTTCTAACTTCGCCGGTAAGATAGCCCAGTCTTGAGCAAGCATTAGCTGCTCAAGAGCAGACGTAGTTCCCTGCGAAGTATCTACGTTGTTATTCATCGGATTCTCCTTCTTTGGTGTCTTTATTTGTGCCATTCTCCGCAGCCAGCTTTACATCAGCGATTCTGGAACTCTCGTTGTCGCGCTTAGGTAGAGCCGCACGATCACGAAGATACTCTTCTAGCTTATCATCCGGGGTCAGGATGTTATACTTGAGCAGTCTTCCAAGGAAGCTGGCTAAGTCACCAAGCTCGATTCGCTCAATCCCAACGGCTTTTAGCTTGGGCTGCTTCTCTAGGCCATTATAAAGCTGCAAGGCTTTACCACCGATGAATTGATTATTGACGGTATGACAAATGTTGTTTGCAAAACCTTCAACAGCGATATGAAACAAAGACGATTGCTCTTTAGCCAGTGAAAACGAGCCACTAGAGTTAGTCAAGCCGAGAACGAGAAATTGGCACAGCATACTAAGCGCGATGTTGTTGCTATAGCGATTAATGACTGCGTTTAGGTCAAATTGACGCTTCCCTGGAGAACCTGCAAGCTCAAAACCCCAACCGAAAGGCAACACCAGACCTTCTTGCGAATTCTGCTTTATATTGCGTACAGTAGTCCAAGCCCACTCAGCGATAGGAGTCAACTTGCCTTGCTCGTCGAGCAGATTAACATCTTCCGGGGCTTTCATTACCGGCAAGCCAGTAAGATCACGCTCTATACCGATGGATTCAATCTTCTCGATATTGGTCTTATAGTACCAATCCCGATAAGCATTGCGAAACAACGACTTGCCGTTAGGCGTAGTCTGAGTTTTGCTGGTGTAGAAAACCAAGCACTTAACAGCGGGAATATCTATCTTGTTGTAAGTCTTATCTAGCTGCGTGACATACTTAAGCTGCCCGGTTTCAGAGTGCTTCCATTCCGAAATAGTAGTCTGCGGCCGGAAAAACATCTGGTTCCAAGTGACTTCCCCAGCTTGCTCTTGGAGAGTAAGCTCTTGGACAGAATGCCCGTAGATAAGATGCGTCAGAATATCTTCCAGGTTAGTCACCCAGCCTACATTATCAAGTGACTTCTGCAAAACCCCGGAGTCATCATCCACGCATTTCCACTCAATCGACTGGAAAATCTTGGTAATCGCAAGTAAGACAGCTCCGCAGATGGCATCGGTGTCGGCCATCTTTTTGAACTCGCGCTTAAAGGCATTACCAGCAAGACGCTGCTCAATTTCTGCGTTAGTCTCAACAGAGAATTGACCCCGTATTGTACGCAACCCACTACCTTTAAGCGTTGGTTGTTTTTTAGAATTAAATCCTAACAAAGCTGGACTCCTTTATTAGATTACTGTTTATCTGCATAAACGCTTCGTAGGGATTGCCGATAAATTCTTCTCGGCCAAGATCAAAGTGACGATAAGTTGAAAGCATTAAGCTATCTGAGTAGTCTGGAGAAAACCCTAAGCGGTTCTTTATTTGCTTCTTCTCGACAACTTGCAGAGGTCTACTATCTGGGATAAAAGGAATCTCTGGCAGTTCTTGAACATACCTGTCTTCGTCTGGCAGGGCTAGTTCGTCGAAGTTATCAGATAATTGCTTATACAACTCAGCTCGGACATTTCTGTAAGCATCTGGGTCATTTGCTCTAGCATTCGCGATTACTTTGTAAGTCTTAAAGCCTTGCTTGACTCGCAGATGGTCAAAGATACTAATACCAAGCCCGATGTAGTCAACATACAGTTCTCTGATTGACTCATTCAAGCAAATATCAGTTACTTTCTTTACTAAGTCAACCGTGTCAGTGTGTTTAATTCTGTAAGGCTTGTGGACATACCGCCCTTGGCGCGGAGTCAAGATAGATAAGTCACCGTGACCAGCCCCAGGGTCAAGTCCAGCTACCTTTAGCGTACCCTCTATTGAGGATTTGTCAAACACAAGATGCCGGTTAAACGCAAGCTCAATTTGGTCATAAGTAGCGACAACTGAGCCAGTGCCAAGGGGAAACTCGCCAAGAACCTTAGTGCGATACCAATCAGAGTCTTCCCCGTAGAGGTTTTTCATGCGCTCAACCCATTCTTGATCTACAAATGGCGAATTAAGCGACGACAAGGTTACATTACACCAGCTCTTTTTGTTCTTATTGTGCGTGTCAAAGAAAAAGCCATTGGCGCGAGTCGGGTTGCCAACCAGCAAACAGAAGACGTTTTTCTGAATCATCGAACCTTCTATGCCAGCAAACACTGGGTCCGGTACGCCACTTGCTTCGTCAACAATAAACAACAGACTAGGCGCGTGGAAACCAGCCAGAACGTCACCTAGTTTGTCCTTTGCATCTTTTGGGATAGTACGAGCTACGATAAACCAATCACGGAAGCCGTCAATGTAGATTTTGTCCTTGATGACTTTGATTGCTTTCTTCATCGGGCCGAACTTAATCCGACGAATCCAGCTTTCCATCTCAGCAAACAGCAAGTCTTCTAACTGATGCCCAGTAGGCGCAGTACATACTATCTTAGCTTCCAC